CGTAAATGGGTGGTGGTCTTCTTCAATTAGTTGCTTATGGTGCCCAGGATGTTTATTTAACCGGTAATCCTCAAATTACCTTTTTCAAAGTAGTTTATCGTCGTCATACTAACTTCGCTATTGAAGCCATTCAACAAACCTTTAACGGAACTCCTACTTTTGGCAACCGCGTAACTTGCCAAATATCAAGAAATGGTGATTTAATACATCGTGTATATTTATCAATAATTAATTATACTTCAAGTAAAGCAGTATGTCCTTATTTCGGCCTCCGTTTAATAAATTATGTAGAAATCGAAATAGGTGGTCAAAAGATAGATAAACACTATTCTCACTGGATGTATGTATGGAATGAACTTTCACTGCCTTATGCTAAAAAAGAAGCTTACAAAACTATGGTAGGGGCTAATAATAAACTTGAAGTTCTCACCAATGCCAATTTATATATACCATTGGAATTCTGGTTTTGTCGTAATGTCGGTTTAGCACTACCTTTAATTGCTCTCCAATATCATGAAGTTAAAATTAATATTTTATTTGAAGATAAAGATAAATGCAAAGGAGCAGCTGATGGTATTACTGAATTATCAGGTGTGAATTTATGGGTAGATTATATATTCTTAGACACTGATGAACGCAGAAGATTTGCCCAATTATCGCATGAATATTTAATAGAACAACTTCAATTTACTGGTTCTGAAACTATAACCGGAAAAAGCATGAAACCTAAATTATCTTTCAATCATCCTTGCAAAGAATTAGTATGGTTTTGCTCTTCGGATTTTACAGCTACTGCTGCTGATGTACATATTAAAAATAAAAATTGGGTCAACTATTCTACCACAGCTAACGACTATGCCGGTACTTCGTCTGAACTATATAAAGAAACCAGTGCTATAACTTCTACAAATCCTATTGAAAGTGCTAAACTTGTATTAAACGGCAATGATCGCTTTTCATCAAGACCAGGTTCTTACTTTAACTTAATACAACCTTATCAACATCACGAAAATATTCCATCTAACCCAGGAATAAATGTTTATTCATTCGCTTTAAAACCTGAAGAACATCAACCAAGTGGCACACTAAACATGTCGCGTATAGATACTGCTGTTCTAAATTTAGAATTAAATGCAACCTATGCACTTGCCAATTATACCAAAAACCTAAATGTATATGCGGTTAATTATAACGTACTACGTATATTATCTGGTATGGGTGGTTTAGCTTATTCTAATTAAATAATTTATTATATTACTAAATTTATAAATAATAAATGTTGTTAAATGCTATAATATTCCTTTTTTTTTTCTCCTCTAATAGTATAAAGAATATAGCGTAAATGGGTGGTGGTCTTCTTCAATTAGTTGCTTATGGTGCCCAGGATGTTTATTTAACCGGTAATCCTCAAATTACCTTTTTCAAAGTAGTTTATCGTCGTCATACTAACTTCGCTATTGAAGCTATAGAACAAACAGCTACAGGAAGCAATTCACTTGGTTCTCGTGCTACTTTTCAGTTAACTCGCAACGGAGATTTAATACATCGTGTTTACTTCTATGGACAAATTAAAAATAATGCAGACACAAGCGTAGCATTAGTTCCAAATTTTGGACAAAAATTATTAAAAACGATTGAACTTGAAATAGGTGGCCAACGTATAGACAAACATTATTCCGAATGGTTATATATATGGAACGAATTATCTCTTCCTTTTGGCAAACGCGAGGGTTATTATAAAATGATTGGAGCAAACAAATTTAATAATTGTACTTTACTTGAAACAAAAAAATCATATGAATTATATGTGCCTCTCGAATTCTGGTTTTGCCGCAATGTAGGTCTTGCCTTACCTTTAATCGCTTTGCAATATCATGAAGTCAAAATTAATGTAGAATATGAATCACAAGCTAAGTTAGTTGATGAGCAAACTACAAATACTACTTTTCAAGCAGATACTATAAAAAATAATACTTATGACAACGCTAATATAGTTCTTGAAGCACCAAAATTATGGGTCGATTATATATTCTTAGATACTGATGAACGCAGAAGATTTGCTCAATTATCTCACGAATATTTAATAGAACAACTTCAATTTACCGGAACCGACAATATCACTGCTTCTGCTAATGAAGATGGTATGAAAAGTATGCGTATGAATTTCAATCACCCTTGTAAAGAACTTGTATGGGCTATAAAAAAAAATGATGATTCTGTTTATTGGAATAACTTTTCAACGGCAAAACCATTGAATGAGAATGATGCTACAGCATCACTTAATGATTATATTAAATCAGTAAATCCTGTTATGCAAGCTAAAATAATGCTTAACGGCAATGATCGTTTCGCGCAAAGAAAAGGAGATTATTTCTCTTTAGTACAACCTTATCAACATCATGAAAATACCCCCGATGATTACCACAAAGGTATAAACGTTTATTCCTTTGCTATTAAACCCGAAGAACATCAACCAAGTGGAACTTTAAATATGTCTCGTATAGATACTGCTGTTCTATCATTATCTTCTCTAATTGAAGGTTCTATACACATATATGCTGTAAATTACAACGTTCTTAGAATATTATCCGGTATGGGTGGCCTCGCTTATTCTAATTAAATATTCTATTTGTTGATATCCATAATAGAATATTTTCATTTTTCAATTTATAATTATTATCAATAGATAATATTATATTATATAAAATTTTTGATATTTGTATTGATGTCTTATGGATATCTTTATTTGACCAATTATTTTTATTTCTTTCATTAAAATAATATGAAATAATATCTTCTAAATAAGGCAAGCACCTTTTATTCATTGAATTGGTATATTTATACGCATTTATTTTATAGCTCATATACAAATATTCTTTATCTGTAAGACTTTTGTAGTAGTTTTTAAAACTTTTCTTAACCTTATTTATTGTTTTATTATAATCATTATTAATCTCATAACTAATTTTTTTAATTAAATAATATTTTAACATATCACAATTATACTTGTTTCTCTTTTCTCTCACTATACTTTTGAAATTTGTCTCTTTTTTAACAAAGATATTAGACGACTTATTTATTTCACTCAACTTTTTGAGTTCACAATAGCCTTGCAAATACTTAGCAATATTTGCAATGTAATCCTTATCAGTAAAGTTCATAATAGTATGTAAGGCTTTATATGGCTTTGTAAATTAACATTATAATAGAAAATAATCATTTTTTATAATATTTGTATAATAAAATGATAAAAAATAGAAAAATAATATATAATATATAATATATAAATTATTGCCATTTTCAGGCATTTGCTAATAATACATTAATCATCGCCAAGAATTACCTCTTTCATATATGGTTCTAAAATTTCATTTATTACTATTTCTGGCTTAAAATCATCGTAAAGCATGAATATTTTTAGAAGTTGTTCTGAAAATCCTGAAATAATTGCGGTCCCTTCTGTATCACAATTTACAGGAAAGACTTCGCGGCTATCCGAATTAAGATTCCAAAATATAAACTTAGGAGCATCGTAATTTTTGTCATTATATTTCTTAATTATAGTTTTATATACTGTTTCTAAATTGCGAGAATTATTAGAAGCATTATTAAACTGCATATCAGTAAATACAAACATTTTTTTAGGCATATTTTCCTTAGGTACATTAAACAGATTCGCATAATTAATAATCAATTGATTACATTTTATAAAATCTGTACTAAATCCGTAATTTGTTTTTAAGATAATTTTAATACTATCTAAAAGCTTAGGAATATCATTTTCTACATCAGATAATTTAATTATTTCAGGTTCTTCACTAAATGTAATTAATTTATTATTAAATTGTCCCTGACAACATACTGCTGTAATGATACCTAAAGCAATGGCTACTTGTGCCGGAATGCTTCCATTTGCAGCATTAAACATAGACCCAGAAAGATCCACGATAGAGATAGAATTGTTTAAATTTCCAGACTTCTTAACATTTTCTACTATTGTTCTCCACTGAAGTTCTGTAGTTTCACATTCTACAATATTATCAAAGTTTACAATATCGCCATTAGAATCTTTAATATAATTAGCAACTAACTCGTGTGGAAGAATTCCTTTAACATTAATTTTTTTCTTATTATTTCTTACATCTTCAAGATATTTTTTATATCTCTGTTCATCATGTTTAAGAAATGTATTTTTTAATTTATTAGAAGCAATAGAAGGAACCTTCTCATAATCAATATCACCCCACATTTCGGCACACAATTTTGATTCAACTATATCAATCTGTTTTCTCAAAGGTACCAAGTATTCAGTTCTGTACTTCTCCATTTTGTGTACATCCTTACTTTCATAAAGTATCGATGCAATTTTCTTAGCATATTGTCTTCTTTTATCATACTTATCGTTTTCACTTGAAGCCCATTTTGCACAAAGAGAAACACTTTTATTATTCTCCAAATTTATTTTATCTTCCATTAATTTATCAGCAAATAATCTCAGTTCGTAATTATGGTCCTTACTTTTTAACTTATATGCAATATAATTAAGATCTTTCCAACATCCATATTTTTCAACATATTTTCTAATATTAAAAGCATATGTACTAAATTTATTTTTTCTTAACCACAACATCGCGTCATTTGAAACTCGTTTTTCTTTTTTACCCTTATCTCTATCACGACCATTAAAGATAATAGCTATAGTTTTTTTAGGGTCTTCTTTCCAGCATTTCTCCAAATAATCGTAACTTGTATCGATATCTAAGTCTCTCATAAATAACATAAAATAATCTACAATAACATTATTTGTTGTCTTTAGTGATACACCTCCATTATTAGTTAATGTTATGTTAATTAAAGAATTTGAAACAGCATGAGTATTAACGTTATCGTAATAATCCATATTATTATTATATAATAGTTATGTATTTATATCAATTTTTATATAAATATATAAAAAATAAAAAAATTTAATTAAATTTTAAGCTGCTGCTGCTTGAGCTTGTTTGCTGGCGGATGGTGGGAAATGATGAGAAATTAATTTTTGTAGGATGAAATAATTAATATCTTCTTTATCGCCAACATTTAGAATTTTTTTAAGTTTATCATCAGGAAGAATAAATCGTTTATTTTCTGGTTTATTGAGATTGTGTTCTTTTACATAAGTATTGATAAAGCGGGTAATATCTGTGCGTGATTTTTCAGTTCCATGAGGAACACCGATAAAATCACACAATTCATCGGAAATCTTGTTAGGTTTAGCAAAACCAGATGGTGAATTTTTAGCATTTTGACGTTTCTTTTGTGCTTTTTCGATAATTTTTTGTTGCTTATCATATTCTTTGCTTAACACTTTTAGTAGTGCTTGAACTTCCTTGAAACTTACAAAAAGTGTGTTTACTTTCTCGATGATAGTGTTTACAAGATTATCCTTGGGCGCTTCTTCTGTATTAGCAGGAACATTATCTTGTTCAACATTCTCAGGGACAACAGCAACACTTTTAGGTAGTTTAGCATCTTTTAGTACAACTGGTTTATCAGTAGTTACTTTAGCAGCAACATTTTTTTTAACTTGTTGTTTTGCTTCTGTTAGAGATGGCTGAGAAGCTGGTTGTTGCGTTTGTACTGGTAGTACAGGAGTAGTAGGAGCTGCTTTTTTTGGTTGTGCCATTATATATTCTATTTATGATTACATATATTATTATATGTTTATATCATTTTATAACATCATAATTATATTTTATTTATAATAGTTAAAACAAATGAAAATAAAACGCATTGGCTCTTATACTACTGGATTTAAATATTATAAAAATGATGATGAAATTACTGATGTAAAATTATTAGAAAAAATTAAAAATATGAAAATACCCCCAGCTTATCAAAATGTAACAATAGTTAATAATAAAAAAATATTAGCATATGGTTACGATAGCAAAAATAGAAAGCAAGTTATATACAATAGCGAATATATAAAAAAACAAAATAGCCAAAAATATGATAAAATAGAAGATTATGAAAAGTATTTTTTAAAAATTAAAAATGCTATTGCTAAAGATATTAAATCTACAAATGAAAAAATTAAAATAATAGCTATGATTATAACATTAATATTATCTTGTGGATTTAGAATTGGTAATAAAAAATATGAAAAAGAAAACAATTCGCATGGATTAACTACATTAAAATTTTCACATATAAGTATATGCAAAGATAAAAAAAATCTGATAATATTTGATTTCATAGGGAAAAAAGGTGTACAGAATAAAGCAATATGTAATAATAAATATATATATAATTATTTATTAAATAAACTAATAAATATACAAGAAAAAAATGAAGATATTAATAATCAATATATATTTTCATATAAAGATACATGTGTAAATTCAAACGATGTTAATAGATATTTAGAAAATAAACTTAAGGTTAAAATAACTACTAAAGATTTAAGAACTTGGAATGCTAATAATTTATTTATTAATTTTTTCAATAAATCAATTGATTGTAAAAACCCAATAAAAAAAGCATTAGAATTTACAGCAAATAAATTACACAACACACCATCGGTATGTAAGAATAGTTATATAGATCCTAAAATAATTGAAAAAGCAAAAAATCAAATAATTAATAAAAATTGACTTTTTTATTATTATATAATAATAAGATATAATTATTATAGAATAGATAATGGATATTGAAATAGTTAATGCAAACATCGAAGAAATGTTATCTTGTAGAGGCGATGATATGTCTATATTTAAAGAGCACTTATTATCAATGAATAAAGAAGATTTTGAAACAGATAGAAATGTTATTGATATTCAAACTTCCGATACTTCTGTAATTTATGCACTTACTAAAAAATTAAGAAAAACAATAATTGACGAATTGAAAGAAAAAATAAAAGATAGTAATACAAATATCCAGGATTTTATAAGTAAATATGGTTCAAAAAATAATATAATATTAATTTTTAATAACGAATCTATATCTACGGCGGTTAAAGCATTACTAAATAAATATGATAAATTATTTCAAAAAAATGGTGGTCAGTTGCAATATTTCACGTTGCGTCAATTAATGTTTAATCCTACAAAACACGAATATGTTCCTATTCATACTAAACTTACAGAGGAAGAAGTAAAAGAATTTATGAAAGAATATATGACAAGAACTAAAATACATATGCATGTTATTTTACAAAGTGATCCTATTGCTAAATGGATTGGATTAAAACACGGAGATATAGTTAAAATTAATAGATATAATGAAAATAGCGGAGAATCTTTTTCTTATAGATCTTGTATTTAAAAATATAATATATTTTAAAATAATAGAGTAGTAAATAATTAAGTATAATGGCAACAACTTTACTTGATACTAAGAATATTAATAAATATTCTGATTTATACATAAATTTAAAAAGGATTAATGGAAATATTAAAGATCATGCTAATAAGAATGATGATATATCAGCGTCAGCTATAGCTAATGATAATTCAAAAAATTTTTTTGATAAAATATATGGTTCATTATTAGATATAACAGAGGTTTCTGACATAGCTGCTGTATATCCACAAACTTCAGAATTAATTATTAGTGATACCAGCGGAAATACTAATTCACTCATGGATGAAGAAAATTTTAAAAGAACTTTAGAGAATTGTTTTAATTTAAAAATATATCAAACTTATTATACATCATCTGGAACAGCATCTGGTAGTGTTGGAAACACAAAATTAGATGCATTAACTACAGGTTCTACAAAACAGCATTTACTTTATTATAATAAAATAAGTTCTGATACACAATATTTTGATGAAAAACGTGTGAAACAAATATATTATACTATTTTTTTATTAGATGTTTATATTAATATTGTTGAAGCTTTTTTAAGTATTAATTTAAATGAAGACAAAGATAAAAATAGAAATATGTGGGATAATAATATTACTAAAACGCTTACTGACGAATCAGAGTATAAAACTAAATATCCAGAAAATGAGACTATAATACCATATAGCAGTTTGAAGGGGGTGGAAGCAAAAAAAACAATTAAAGATTATAAAGATATACATATCGTATGCAAACCATTATATTCTAACTCGCAAAGAGGTATGTTTATTAATACAGAAATATCTGGTTTAGCACATAAACAAGGTAAGGATGGTTTATATTTATATATTGGTAATAAGTTTGTAAAACAACAAACAAATAATTATTTTCAAGAAGTTTCTACAGAAGCTCGTAATGACTACAGACCAATAAACGCTGATCCTTTAAGTTTATCTTCCAAAGCAGATAACGACCATACATTTAATGATAGATACGGAACTTTATTTGATGGAATTTTACTATCAAAAACAGATCCAGCCAGATATACATATGGTATTTTAGAATATTCTTTCAAAAATGAAACATCTGGGGATTACACAGATACTAAAAGACCTTATCAAAAATTAATAAGAATGTTTCTTATAATGATTAGAAATATTAAATATGATAATTTATCAATTACATTAGAATATTTAAAATTTTATTTACATTCGTTAAAAACACTTTTATTAATGTCGATAAATGCAATTAATATTTATCATAATTTAGCATGGTCATTGAAAAATTGTCTTGTATTAAATTATCCTGATTATAAAAAAGACAAATTTATAAAATATATTATTTCAGATACAATTAATTTAAATGAACCTTCATTAAGTTTAGAAAAAGATTATTCTGGTTTAACTAATGCGCATTACACAGATAATAATAATTTTGTTTATTATATAAAAAACAAGAATGTAACAGCAACAAGTACAGAACATTTTAAAACAGCTCTTGATAATAATATAAATAATATTGAAAATGAAATTAATAAAATAAAAGAAGTTCTTCCAATTAAAAATAGATATAATTATGCTGCCGAACCTACAGAATTAATATTTAGCACTTTTTCTTATGATAGGACCAATAATAAGATTTCTGGAACTACAACTATGTCTAATACAAAAGCTAAATTAATTAATGATCAATCTAATACAAAGAAAAATTATTTACTATATATTCCTGATTATGATATTAAATCAAGAATCAAGGATATTTCGCTATCTGCAACAGGAGAACCAGAAATAATAATAAACGATGATTATACAGATTTAATAAATAAAGGTACTGCTGATGCTACTAATAATAAATATACACACAACCAAAAATCTGTATATTTATTTGCTATTGGAATATCAGAATTAGAAGATAAAAATTTAAATTTATCTAATAATATAAATAATTTTGAAAATAATATTAATCATAATAAAACTAAAATTTTAAATAATAAGTCAATATTTGAAACGAATAAATCAAAGAATAGAATATTATATTACGAATTATTAATATTTACATTAATAATTATATTTATAATATTTACATTAATTGTTATAAATATTGCTAAAATTGAAATAGGTTTAATGAAAATGATATCCTTAATATGTTTCGGTACACTTATTGTATTATTCTCACTATATTATATAATTAATACATTATATATAGATGAAAGTTATATTGAAACTTTTACAAATACCGGAACCCAACCAACCAAAAAGTATACGTATACAGATACTCTATGTCCAGCAAAATGTGTTATTCCAATAAAAACTACTACTACTACCGATGAAAAATTAGAGAATGACATCGCATATAAAACAGACAAAAAAACTTATGTTATAAATATGTTAAACAATAATTGTACTGATTTAATTAATTTAATTAAATTATCATATACATATTCAGATACACAAACTTTATTTAATAAAGAGATTGAATTAAATTCATTAATAATGCATAAATATAATGATAAGAGTTATGTTAATAGTTTTCTCGAAAATAAAACAAGTGATGCTAATATAAATACTGATATGATTAAATATGAAAATGCAAATTATAATGTAACACTATTTTCAATTATATTATTAGGTATAATTATAATTAGTTTTTACAATATTAACCTTTTTACAAATAATAAATATATGGGATTATTATTTTTAACTGCTATCATTTTAATAATTATATTATTTACCTATTATTTGATAAATATTAACAAAATAGTTAGAACTATATCTTCTAACTATTATTGGGGTAAAGAATTTGAAAAAACATACGAAAGTTTTGAAAATCGCAGTGATATTTACTAAGGGTTTGGGTATGGAAATGTTATAATTGATAAGAAACCAGTTTTTGACTCTAACAATAAGTATATTATATACAGAAAAGGCGAAATAAATGGGTACCAAAAAAAAATGATAGTAGGGTCGAATAACAATAATCTGAACAGACAATGTATTGGGTCCTTTATAACTGACTATCATATTAAACCTATTATAAAAAAAAATATTTACATTTATTATAAATAGCGATAAAATTGAAATGGGTATAATTAATATGACATCTTTAATATTTTTTGGAACTATTATTATATTATTAGGTATAATTATAGTTTGTTTTTACAATAAAAGTTTTGAAATTAATGAAGGGTTTAGGCGTAACAGAAATCCTCCACCTAAGCCTAAGCGTATAATAGCTGAGAAACCAGTTTATTACCCTAACGGGTGGAAAAACATTCCTTACCCACCACAAGATATAGCAGGGTGGGTAACAGAACGAAGAGGTTTCACAACGTATTACGTCCTTTATGGATGAATATCATATTAAACCTATTTTTGACTCTAACAAGAGGGTTATTTATTATGGTAATGCCATTGTCGCGTGGACTATGAGAATTATAAATGGGAATAAGTATTGGGTCCGTAGATAATAGCATTTAAGATTCGTTTAAGCACTCATAAGATATATCGCTTTAGAATATGCTATTAGTCAGCTAAATGTCGCTTAAGCACAAAAGATAGCGTGTAGTAAATACAACTTATTGTTAAATCTTTATTAGATATAAGATAATATATCTTACGTTATATTTATAAAAAAATATTTACATTTATTATAAGTAGCGATAAAATTGAAATGGGTATAATTAATATGACATCTTTAATATTTTTTGGAACTATTATTATATTATTAGGTATAATTATAGTTTGTTTTTACAATAAAAGTTTTGAAATTAATGAAGGGTTTAGATATATAGATAAACAGAAAGCATATTATACCGACCGAGGGGCGAAGATTAAATACAACGCAAATGATATAAAAGGGTACGAAATAGTGTACGATCCTTGGGCGAAAAAATGGTGGTGGGTCCTTTATAAAAAAACAAGATAGAAGAGATTTGGATTCTTTATCAAAATGCGAAGCCGCCTGCTTCTAAAAAGGCTGCGTATATTCCGCAGGGCCCAGTTGTTCGTAATTCGTATGCCAGTAGTTGGTCAAGGATGCGGTGAGAATTATAAATGGGAATAAGTATTGGGTCCGTAGATAATAGCATTTAAGATTCTTTTAAGCACTCATAAGATATATCACTTTAGAATATGCTATTAGTCAGCTAAATGTCGCTTAAGCACAAAAGATAACGTATTGTTAAATCTATATTTTATATAAATAAAAGATATTAAAAAAATATTTACATTTATTATAAATATTGCTAAAATTTAAATAGGTATAATTAATATGATATCTTTAATATGTTTTGGAATACTTATTATATTATTAGGTATAATTATAGTTAGTTTTTACAATATTAACCGTTTTACAAATAATAAATATATGGGATTATTATTTTTAACTGTTATTATTTTAATAATTACATTATTAGCCTATTATATCATAAATATTAACAAAATAGTTAGAACTATATCTTCTAATTACTATGGTAAAAAAGAATTTGAAAAAACATACGAAAGTTTTGAAAATCGAGAGAATTTGAATAGTGGTACGAATTCTAATAGTGGCACTGAAGTAGTGTGTGATTTACCAGTATTAAGAAATAATAAATTATATTTTAATTGCGGTAATACTCAAACAGAAACATCTTCAATGCAACAAATGGGTAGTGGAGAAGGAAGTGGTTCAGGAAGTGGTGGAAATATGCAACAAATGGGTAGTGAAGAAGGAATGTATTCAGGAAGTAGAGAATCATCTAATGGTAGTGGAGAATCATCTAATGGTAGTGGAGAATCATCTAATGGTACTGGTTCAGGAAGTGGTGGAAATATGCAACAAAATACAGGTTCTGGCTCATCAAATACTAAACAAAATATGATGGAATTATTAAGCTAAATATTTTGATAATAAATATTCTGTATAATAAATTTTTTTTCTAATATTAAAAATACTTATGAATAATTCTATATATTATTAAAATGGCAATAAACAAACAAAGTAAAGAATATAAAAAGGTCCATGAAGAAGATATTGACGAAGATGATGATGAAGGCGAAGAAGATGAAGAAGACGACGATGATGGAGAAGATGAAGAAGACGACGATGATGGAGAAGATGAAGAAGAAGATGATGATGAAGAAGATGATGAAGAAGATGATGAAGAAGATAGTGAAGATAAGAATAGATATCAAGATGAAAAAGAAAAATGCGAATGTAAAAATTATATAAATAATGAAGATGAAAAATATAAATGTGTAAGTGATAATATAGTATATAATAATAATTTTAATAAATTTCAAGATGAAGATGATGAAAATACAAATAATATGATATATTTAATAGTTAAACCAAAAAATAATATAATACAAAATTCTATAAATTTAAAGAAACATCCTATACAAAAGAAAAATTATAAATTTTATAATAGATATAGCACAATAGAAAAGAAGTTTTTTGATATTTTACCTGAAAATGATAAAAACGAAATAATTAATATCGAAGAAGATGTTGATAATAGTTCAGTCCTAACTGATGTACCAATTCGTTTTAAAATACTTAATGCTGATATTAATGTAAGAACAAAAAAAAGTATAATAAATAAAATCGAACATTTTAATAAAATGAATAGTAATTCATCAGAATATTATAAATTAAGCACGTGGTTATTAGCATTAAATAATATACCATTCAATAAATTTTATGAAATACCTATTAAAATTACTGACGGAAATGATTTAATTTGCAAATCTTTAAATAATATTAGATCACAAATGGATGAAAAAATATTCGGACATAAAGATGCTAAAGAACAAATTATCAGAGTTCTTGCCCAATTAATATCATTTCCAAAAGCTTATGGTTATATTATAGGAATACAAGGAAGTGCTGGTGTAGGTAAAACAAAATTAATTAAAGAAGGGATATGCAATGCTTTAAATTATCCAAATGTATTTATATCCCTAAGCGGCACTGATGATTCGTCTTTTCTAAAAGGACATTCTTATACATACGAAGGTTCGTGTTATGGTAAAATTTGTGAATCATTAATGAAAACAGGAATAATGAATCCATTAATATTGTTTGACGAATTAGACAAGGTATCTAATACATACAAAGGTCAAGAAATTATAAATACGTTGATACATATAACAGATCCTGTCCAAAATGATAAATTTAATGATAGATATTTTGAAGAAATAGATATTAATCTATCTCGAGCAATGATTATATTTACATATAATGACGAATCACAGATAAATCCAATTTTAAAAGATAGAATGATAGTTATAAATGTTAACGGATATAATACTGATGAAAAAATAATATTAGCTAAAGATTATATAATACCAGAAATTTTAAAACAATATAATTTAAATAAGAATGATATATTGTTTTCAAATGAATTATTAAAATATATTATAAATGACATTGAAAAAGAAGAAGGTGTTCGTAATTTAAAAAGAGCTATAAATAATATTACTTCATGGATTAATATGATGATATATGTTCCTATTGATTCTATTAAAATCTCATTACCATTCAATGTAACTAATAATTTTTATGACACATATTGTAAAAAAAAATATAATAACACTACATATAATTATAATACATTATATACATAATAAAAATATTTTGTTTATTTTATTTTTCTTTCAGTTGTATTAGAATATAAATATTAAATTATAATGTCTGCCAATTTTATGAAAAAAGATTCTCCAAATACATTTTTATTTTTTGGGTGTTGGAATAATATTAATTGTGATAATAAATATTTATATCGCGATATAATTTTATATACAATAAAAGAATTTGAATTATATACAAATAAGGTATTTATAGCAGGCGATAACTGGTATAATTTTATTGCGAATAATAACGAAGTCTTAAAAAAAATTATAAGTAAAGATGAAAGTGATTTGGCAGCTATGAACGCAAAAGATTTAACACATTATGTAACACCTATTTTAATATCTGGATATTATTCTTTATATAATATGAATAAAGACGTGTATTTGTGTGTTGGTAATCATGATGAAACACAAGATACCCAAGATAAAATCGATGGATTAGAACTACCGAGTAATAAAGATTGTATGATAACAACTCAAAAATTTTTCAATGCTAAAATAAAGAATACTGAATATCGTAATTTTAATAAATTTAATTACAATAATTATAATAATGATAAAGAAAATAATCCTATTTTTAAATTTATAAATTCTGTTTCAACAGATGATTATGCTGATGAATTAAATTTAGAAAATTTAAACGATAAATATAAAGAAGAATTGAAAAAACAAGATATAAATGATCCTAATTTTAATTCCAAAGAAATAATGTTATATAGCGGCGATGATATAGAAATAAAATCATTTGATAATTATATGGTTTTAATAATAAATACTAATAATTTTACAAATCATAATTATATTTCAATTATTAAAAATAAATTAGTCAAAGCTTTAAGTAATGAATTAAATAATTATTATACAAAATTAGAAGAAGAATCTGATTTTGATAGTTTATCACAATTTCCAGGAGAGTATTCGATAAAAGATATAATAAAAAAACAAAAACAAGTATTTGTAATGGGTCATTTTCCATTATTTTATTTAAAGCCTAATAAAAATGGTAAAGATACATTTACCAAAAATTTAGAGATTACAAATAAAACATTTGATGAATTTTATAAATTACTTGCTGAGTTTAATTGTATTTATTTATGTGCCGATTGTCATAATTTTAATATTATGAAGATAACAAAAGGTGATGAAAGTGTAATACAGATAATGTCTGGAACTGGTGGAGCAAATCCAGATATAATTGATGAAGTTGTTGGAGACGAAGAAAAAATATTATCTGGGAGTGCGAATTATGACGTTGTTAATGATGATACCGGAGCACTTGTTAGATATAATATTGAATATAATACAATAAATTCATATGGATATTGTAAAATTATATTAAATAAAACCGAAGATAAAAATATAAAAACTAATATAGTATATAATCAACTTGTAAAAGCTGAAAATAAAGAAGGACAAAAAGATAATAATAATATACATTATATTAAATATTATCATATTATTGAAGATAGTGATGTAATTTTTTATAAGAAACAAGAAGAAATAGCACCTTTAATTTTTAAAGAAGGTTTTATAAAAGAAATTGCTAAAACTTCACAATATAACAAATATGTGTATTGTAAAGCTGATTATATAACAATGAATCATGTAATTAAAAGTAAAAGTAAAAATATAATTACTAATCATCCAAAAATATGCTTTAATAAAAAATATAAAATAGGTAAAAATAAAATAGGTAAAAAAGATAAAAAAGATAAAGAAGGAGAAGAAGGGAAAGAAGGAAAAGAAGGGAAAGAAGGGAAAGAAGGGAAAGAAGGGAAAGAAGGGAAAGATGGGAAAGAAGGGAAAGAAGGGAAAGAAGGGAAAGAAGGGAAAGAAGGCGTTAGTGGTGTTAGCGGTGTTAGTGGTGTTAGTGGTGGGAAAAATGCTAAATATATGTCAAAAAAAGAAACTAATAAGAAAGGTATTAAATTAAAAATATAAATAGTATTAATTTTATAATATAATATTAGTATTAATATGATATATAATTATATGTTATTTATTCTATTATTTGTAATTTTTATAATAAGTATATCTTTAGTTATCTATCATTTTGTATATTCTTCATTTGATAGAAAAAATGGAATTTATTATATGAATAAAGAAGAAACATTAGCATTTTTAACAAAAGACGAAGATAATTTTGTTAAAAATTTATCAGAAATTGATTTATATGCAAGAAATGTAAGTTCAATAAATAAATATAAGGAAAACTTTGAAAAAATAGCTGCTTCATTTACAGAAACTGAAATACAAATATTAAATAAGACAACTATAATTGCTGATAAATTATTAAATACTATTAAATTTATAGATATAAATTATATAAATTATATTAATTTAAATGATATAGCAAATATTAAATGGATCTTTGCAAAAACAATTATAAATAATAGTGAAAATGATAAGGAAATTAAATATGAAAATGGATTTCCACATACAAGAAAAAATATAATATTTTTATCTAATACTATTTTTAACTACGATGAAGAGGATATAGTTAAAATATTAATACACGAGAAGATACACATATATCAAAGATATAATGAAGAATTATTTAATAAAGTAATAGAAAAAATGGGATATATTGAATTAAAAAATGAAATATTAGTAAATGATTTCAAATTAACTAACCAACTTAAATATAAAAGATCTAATCCAGATATTAATAACAAAATTTATAAGAAAATATCTACTAATAAAATATTGATATGTACTTATAATAGTGATACTCCTAAAAGTATAAGCGATGTAACAGGAGGATATCATAACGAACATCCTTATGAAGAAATAGCATATGAATTATCTGAATATATTTATGATAAAACTAAAATTGAAACATATAAAAACATATAAAAATATGTTGTTTAATATCTACAATAGTATTAAATGGATGAAGTAATAAAACAAGCTCCTGAAAATATGAAATACGAAGATATTGAGATTATTTATAATAAAAATGATAAAAATGTTTTAAATACTCTTATTGAATTATGGGATGTTCAAGAAAAATCTATTAAAAACATAACGGAGACCCAATGTAAATGGGAAGGTATAAGAGAATTATGTGATGATTATGATAAAGAAATGGATAAGTTTTTTGATAAAGCTAAAAATAATAATGCAAATATTGATACAACAGATGTAACTAATGTATCTTCATAAAAATAATAATTAAATTTATTCTAATAAATTTTTAATATGGTTTATTTCTATTTTATAATTATCTGAAGGAGTTTCTAATATAATAATTGGTATCTTTTTTTTGCCAAGATTTGATATAAAATCATTCATCATATCTACAGATATTTCACCATCTAATAGAACAGAATGTCTATCTTTTAATGATCCTTTTTTAACTAAACTATTATTTAAATGAATTATAGTTATATCAGAACTATTTTTTTTGAATAGAATATTATAAGCCTCTATTAATTCGTATCCTAAAGCCCATGTATGCGCTGTATCAAAACATATACCTAAATATTTTTGTTGTTTTTTTGAAAACTCATTATAAAAATCAATGAAGTTATTTAAATTTGTTAATAATTCTGTACCTTGTCCAGCCGGTGTTTCTATAATTAATTTTGTTTTTAAATTTTTAGCTTCCATTACTTTTACTAAATATTCTATTACCGATTTCATATTTTGTAAACCTTTTTCAGGAGATAACCCTACATATTTCCCAACATGTAATACTATACCTTCCGAACCTATCATATCAGAAATTATTAATTGATTAATTAATAATTTTATCCAATAGCAATCTTCTAATAACATAGTTCTTTTACATTCCACACTATCTTTTGCTATGTTAATAGTATAAGGAGCGTGAATTACTATCTTAAAATTTTCATCTTTTAAATATTTTTTAATATATGGAGCAATTTTAATATAACTTTCCATATTTGAGAGGGTATTGCTTCTCGGATTAGATACAAATATCTGTAAAGCGTTTCCTCCATTTTTTTTAATATTATTCATGGTTTCAATAATACCTTTTTCGTCTCGTCCTATATGTGCTCCTATATATATAACATCAGTCATCTCTATATTTATAAGGTATTTATAAAGTTATAATAAAATATAAATCATTTTTTATATCTAATAATAAAATAAATGAAAAAATTGATTTAAACTATTAAAGAAAATAATATTATAATTAACATAAGTAACATAAGTAACATAAGGTTACCAATGGCAACGATAGAACAAGTACGTGAAGTGGGGCTTGATAAGTTTTATACTATTCCTCAAATTTCTCAAAAATGTTTAACAAATATAGGTAATATATATAAATGGGATGAATGGGGTCTTGTTATAGAACCCAGTGCTGGAAATGGTAGTTTTTTTACAATAATTCCAACAATTAATAAAATAGGAATAGATATTTCTCCTGAACATAAAGATATTATTAAACAGGACTTTTTTACATATAATCCACCAAATAATATTGGTAAAATTCTTGTTGTAGGCAATCCTCCTTTTGGAAGGATAAGTTCTCTTGCTGTTAAGTTTTTCAATCATGCTTCAAATTGGGCAGATGTAATAGCATTTATTATTCCAAGAACATTTCGTCGCCCAAGTATTCATAATAAATTAAATACAAATTTTCATCTTATATTTGATGAAGAAATACCTACAGATCCTTGTTCATTTACACCTCGTATGATGGCAAAATGCTGTTTTCAAATCTGGGAGAAAAAAGATATTAAACGTTCTATTATTGAACTTTCGAGAAAACATGATGACTGGGACTTTTTAGGATTTGGTCCCAAGGATATAAAAGGACAACCTACACCTCCAGAAGGTGCTGATTTTGCTATACGTGCTTATGGAGGAAAGTGTGGTGAAATAGTAGATAATAATCTTGAATTACTCCGTCCTAAAAGTTGGCACTGGATTAAATCAAAAATAAACAAAAATATTCTTATAGAAAGATTTAATTGTCTTGATTATTCGTTAAGTCTTAATACAGCACGTCAAAACTCTATTGGAAGAGGAGAACTTGCAAGGCTTTATAGTGAAATATATAATTAAATTGTTCCTTAAATCTTTGATTAAATCTTCGATTCTTGAACTCTAAACTCCATTAATTTTTTCCAACATTCGTCGTTAATAGTTGGACGAATAGCATACTCTTTAGTAGATAATTCATCATTAATAGAATCATTAGTAATAATGCCGTGTTCTTTAATAGTTCCGTGTGCGTAACCACCATAAGATACTACTAAATTTTTTATGTCAGATTTAGGAACTTTAAATATATATAATTCACCCTCAGTTTCTACATTTTCATATGATAGATGATATGCTGTTAATATATAAATTTCACAATCGTGCGAAGGTCTAATTTGTACAAAATTAAATTTTGTATGATTTGCCCCTCCAAGTGATACTTTTACTTCAGAGTTCTTTCCATCCTTGGACAAGTCGCCTGTGCAATTTTCTGCTTTATTTTTATTATAATTGAATTTTGTTCTTATGAATTTTTCAAGCAATGGTCCGTATTTTTGTGCGGATACATCATGTATTACACAATATGTATTTGCTTCTTTTAAAGTACTAAGTTTCATAATTTGTTCTTCGTGATTTACCTTCGAAAGAGCTAAATGTTCTCTTAATCGTTTAATACGCTCTGTTTTATCCATTTGTTGTAATACATATTTTTCTTCTTGACATTTATTATTATCATAGTTATCCGAAGCATTAGGTAACACGATAGTAGTCATTGGTATAAATGAAACATATCTATGTATATAATTCTATCAAATTTTATATTTTTACTAAATTATAGAAACATTTCTCTTTCCTAATAAAAAATAAAAAATATTATATAGTATAATATTCTATATTCTATAATTTACATAAATATTGTAAAATGTAATAATAATGTAATATAACTTAATATAATTCATCAGAATAATAATCGCTATCATTATCACTTAATATATCGTTTTCATAGTAATAATCTTCGCTATTACAACTACACGATACATAATCTTCTTCATAATTATCTTCTTGATTATAATATTCATTGATTTCTTCTTCAGTTACATCAGATTTTTTCACAAGATTATTATAATATTCATATTTTTTATTAATATTATAATAATGATTATTAATATCACAATTATCATTTTCTACTTTATTTTCATGTTCATAATCAAGATAATCTCTTCTTGATCTTGTAAAGAAACATTTAGGAGGATTTAATTTATTACTAATATTATCAATAATATTGTTTTTATATTCAATTTCTAATTTTTTTCTATCGCAATTCTCATTATTTCCATAAAAATCAATATAATTATTAATAACAGCGAGCATTCTCTGAACTTTAATATCATCAACATTATATTTGCGTACAATAAGATGCTTTGTATTGGAATCATATAATTCTTTAATATTATAAATTATATCATTTTTATTAACATTATCAATGTTATTATTTAATAAATTTGCAAAATCAATAAATGATGAATAAGAAGTCATATCAATATATATATGTTATATAAATATATATTATATCAATTTTTATTATTATATATTATATATAATAAACTAAAGAAACTAAAAAATATGTAATATATTGTATATGGCAAACAATATAAAGTAAAGATAATTTGTAAAATATGTTTAGCAATTTGATATTTTTGTAATTATTTTATTAATTTGTTCATTTATCTTATCCATATCAACATTTTGAGAATGTTTATATTCTATATAAATTGTTTTAATAGTTTTATCAATTGTTTTATCAATATTATTATCATATCTTATAAACAATGATATACGATATGATATTTTATACTCTTTTATAGTAAATTGGGAAATATTATCAATATCGTTAGTACAAGGAAATGTATAATTTGGTTGCTTATCGTGTTTAGAAGCAACTACTAAAATATTATCAATAATATCTAAATTTTTCTTAAATTTTGTATAAACATATTGATTATCATTAGATAATTCATAAGTATATACTTTCTCTCTGTTATAATATGATATATATTTTTCTACCTTATTTTTTTTATATATATTATCTATTAAATGTTCTAATTTATCACTTGATGATACATTAATTGAATTTTCATTTTTATCTTTTATCAGATAAATTTCAACTAAATTAACATCATCATTTATATATTTATTGATATCTATTTTATAATTCATTATAATTTGTAATTATTTAGATTTATATATATATATCATTTTTTACTATTTATATATAAAAAATTGATAGAATAGTATAATTAATTATACTTTGAATTAAATTATGAGTACAAATTATAAATTATATAATTTAGAAGAGGAAATAAAAAAATTTTCGAATGAAAATTCAAACAAAACTGATGAGCAAATAAATCAATATAATAAACATAAAGTTAGGGATGAATTTCATAGCTTACTACTTAATAATATATATATGTCCCCATTAGAAGCTACTGATTTAGAGATAGGTGTATTCAATTGTACAATAGATTATGCCTTATCTAATAAAATTCAATTATCTTGGAAATGTCAATTATTTATAGATACATATATTAATATTGCTCGCAGTATTTACTCTAATCTAAAAACAAATAGTTATATTGGTAATAAAGATTTGCTAAAAAGAATGACAGAATATAAGGAATTCAATCCACATATGCTTCCGTATATGCAATGTCATAATATATTTCCAGAAAGATGGAAAAGTATTATTGATAAAAACAATTTGCGAATTAAAGAAGCTTACGAATTTAATATCGTAGCTATGTCTGATATGATTACATGTATGAGATGTAAAAGTAAAAAAGTAAGCTATTATGAATTACAAACAAGATCTGGCGATGAAGCATCAACATTATTTATGGAATGTTTAATTTGTGGTAAAAAATGGAAACAATAAAATATATATTATCTAAATATCTACAATATAATCAAAAAGCTCGCTTAATATATAGTAAGCAATTCCTATATATATTTTATTTTCATTGTTTTCTACTAATTCTAATATATTATTATAATATTTTTTATTTAAAACAAAATGTTGTATAGCATTTTGTATTCCATAATCATTTATTAAATTTTCAATATCTTTTTTTTCATATATAGGTAGATTAATATGATTATAAATATATGTATTAGTATTATTTATTAATACTTCTTTATTTTCATGTTTAATATTTCTAATTTTACTATAAATACAATCTGCTATTAGATTATTTTCATCTTTTAGTATTATTTTATATTTATACGACATATTATTATTATCTTTTAGTATTATTTTATATTTATATATATTATAGCTATTTTTACTATAAATACAATCTGCTATTAGATTATTTTCATCTTTTAGTATTATTTTATATTTATACGACATATTATTATTATCTTTTAGTATTATTTTATATTTATATTATTTATATATATTATAGCATATTATAGCTATGATTTAGATAATTTCTTTAATATTCTCGCCATTTTTTATATAAATATTACAAGATATTTTATCTTATATTTTTATGATTAATATAAGACAAGATATATTGTCTTATATTTTTGTGATTAATATATAATATATATATAGATGCCTCTGCCAGCTATAGGTCTTCCTATATCTTTATTAGCTATAAAGACTGAATTTGGCGGAGATGCTGATCCTCTTGGTATTAACGAATATTATCAAAATGCGGTTCCAAGTTATACATTAGGTGTAACAGATATTCCAAGTGTTGTCGGTACTTTTATTTCATTAGGCATGTTTCATGGTAAAAGCAAACCAGCTCCACCGCCAGCAGACATTTATATGGTATCCGGTAATGCCACTACAAATATGAATTTAGATAATAGTACAAGTTTGGGTTTAGATGGTGCTGATGATGCTTTCGCTGGTATTGGTAATGTTGATTTTCCATTTTTTTGGTTTGGAGTTGATTATGGAACAAGTAGTAATATACAATGGACAACAAATAATGTAATGACATTTGGAGGAGGTAGTATTCAATACCAACCTTGGCAACCTTTTGTTAGACCTGCTGTTTTAATGGGGCAAAGTGATAGAAAAAACGCTTCCTCTGGACAATTTGCTCCATATTTAACCGATGGTCATAATATCAAGAGATTTATTGTTACTCAACACAATTATTATACTGGTAGCACAGGTACCGAAATTCAAATGGAGATAAGATTAATACGAGGACCCGCATATCAGTATATTGAAATAAGAATTGCTAATTGGGCACCAGGAACTACTAATGGAATATGGAATATATCAAACGGCGCCAATTTTATACCGAGTCCCAATGGCCCATTTACAAGTGCTCCTCCTGTAACTACAGGAGAAAGTGTTGTATTAAGAGGTGATTTAAATGGTAATAATTGGGTAGCTTTTAATAATCACTATGTCAATTTGCCATCTGCTGCTCCTGTACTCGCAAGTATTGCAAATCTCGTTTTATGGCACAATGGATATAACATTGACGGAAGTAATAATAGCACATTGAGTTCCGGAACTCCGATATCATCATGGTATAATTCGGGTTCTGATTCAAGTTTGACGACAACTCAATCTACATCATCCTATCGCCCTACCTATACCCTGAATGGCGCTGTATTTTCAAATGGGAAAAGTTTGATTTCTAACATTAACTTAAATTTAAGCACGTATACCACAATGAATATTTTTATAGTTTGGAAGAAAACACAAAGCAGTAGCTCAAATAAATGGTTATGGTCTCAAGATGATAGTGGATTCGACAGAACTTTGATTATTATTAGCGATATTGGATTATACATTGGGCGCGGAGATGGAAATGATGTGAGCCCTACCAAATATATATTTCCTATCAATAGTATTGTTATTGTAAATTGTGAATATAATTCTCCTGGACAGACTGGATATTTTTTTATAAATAACACTAATTTAGTAAACTTCTCAAACTTAGCAGTCGCAGGATCTATGACAACAGAATTTGGTTCTAACGGAGGAGGGGACACTTCAATAGATGGCATTATTCATGAAATACTTATTATTAACAGAATTTTACAAACAACCGAACGAACTGACATATATAATGCTTTATTGGCAAAATATTAAATAGGGCAGTCTGTACACCCCATACTAATATTACTGGAACCAATGTCCGTTTCTTTTATTATATTGATAGGGTTAGGTTCAGGAAAACCCCTTTCATTATTAAATCTTATATGGTTCCTATGAACCCAATCTCTAAATGCCTCATCATCGTATGGGACATCTATAATAAGTTTTCCACGACATATGTCGCATGGATATTTATTAACAAACTCTTTTATATAATGTTCTGTCATTTTTCTACTATTAGAATTTACTAACGAATCAGTTCCTTCAGTGTTTATAGAAATCGTATTTAGAAAAGTCCAAGGAAATCCAAAGACATTTTCTTTCCTTTCACAAATATCGCACGTAGGTTTATGTGATATATTAAAGTCACTTCTATTCCATTTATCCCATTTTCCTAGTTTTCCGTTTACCCTATTATGTTCACAAATAGACCAATCAACAAGATCTTCTTCATCACTTACTCCAACAAATTCATCCATACATGTTTGCAAGGAATATATTATGGCAATTTTTCAATAATATCTCTTTTTTCGTAAATTGCCAAGTAGTGAATACATCTCCAAAAACTCGCTCCCCAATTAATTAACTACAAATCCATTATATATATATATTGAAAATAAAATATTAACCTTTATATACCTTATTTATACACATATTATAGTAACTAAATTTTCATAACTACACTATCATCTCTTCTCTTATACTCTGACAATCCTTACAACTCGCTCTTTGACGATTGTGCTCACATATTCTGGACTCTCTGCTTTCCTTAAAAGTCGCTCGCCGACGATTATGTTCGCATACTGCCCTTCCTTGTGTAGCTTTTCTTGAAGCTTCTCTAACATTTTCTTCTCTGCTAACAATATATATTATATATATTTATTTTTTATATTTTCCTTAATATTTCTTTAATATTTTCCTTAATATTTTTTGTTTTTCTGTTCTGGTAATAATTTGTTCTATTATTTTAACTAAATATAAAAAAATGATAAAAAACATATTATTAATACTACTATACGCTAACCACCAAAGTCTTATAAAGTCTTACAAAGTTACTCCAAAGTCTTAAGAAAGTCTTACAAAGTCGTCTTACAAAAGGAGCTTATTCAAATCGCTTTTAGAAATGACTACTACTTCTTCTGCTTCCTTCTCCCTTATTTTCAAGGAACGTATTCGGGAAATGCCAAATAATCTTGATGATAAGGAAATCCTGGCATATGCTAAGATTATTAAGAATATGATAGAGTTGGAAAATGATTTAAAGCAGATAGGAAAGGAAGAAGCTAAGGTACAAACTGCTTTCTCATGTGTTTTCAAGGAACGTATTCAGAACATGCCTGATGAGATTAACGATAAGGAAATCTTGGTATATGCGAAGAATATTATAAAGCTGGTTAAGGATATAAATAAAATAGGGAAAGGAAAGAAGATTCCTAAAAATAAGGATTAAATAGTGTATATAATATATATTACGTATTTTTATATTTATTTTTTATATTTTCTTTAATATTTCTTTAATTTTCCCTTAATATTTTTTTATTTTTCTGTTCTGGTAATAATTTGTTCTATTATTTTAACTAAATATAAAAAATTGATAAAAACATATTATTAATACTACTACGCTAACTACTAAAGTCTTACAAAGTCTTAAAAAGTTACTCCCCCAAAGTCTTAAGAAAGTCTTACAAAGTCGTATTACGAAAGAGCTTATTCAAACCGCTTTAAGAAAAATGACTACTTCTTCGTCTGCTTCGTCGTCTTCCTTCTCCCTTATTTTCAAGGAACGTATTCAGGATATGTCTGATACTCTTGATGATAAGGAAATTATGGCATATGCTAAGAATATTATCAAAGAGATCAAAGAAGAAAATAAGAAGGCAAAGAAGGAAGCAAATGAAAATGCTAAGAAAAAGGTTGCTAAGAAAGCTAAGAAGACTATTGAAGTTGATGAAGATGGAAATGAAAAGCCTAAGAAGCTCAATAAGTACCAGCAGTTTCTTAAGGATAATCAAAAGAGGGTTAAGGAAGAAAATCCTGACCTTACCAACACTGAAAGATTTTCAAAGCTTGCTGAAGAGTGGAACGAATACAAGAAAACTATTAAGGAAAATGATGATGAAACAGATAATGAACCTGAAGTAAATGCTGATACTGACACAGAAGTTTTAGATGATACTGAGGAAAAGGAAGAAGAAGTTGTTGAGGAAAAGAAGGAAAAGAAGGAAAAGAAGGAAAAGAAAGAAAAAAAGAATACTAAAAAGAAGGAATAAATTTATAGATTATAATGTAATTTAGATTATTATAATATATATATTATGTATTTTTATATTTTACTTTTTATATTTTCCTTAATATTTCTTTAATTTTTCCCTTCATATTTTTTTATTTTTCTGTTCTGGTAATAATTTGTTCTATTATTTTAACTAAATATAAAAAATTGATAAAAGCATATTATTAATACTACTACACTAACTACTAAAGTCTTACAAAGTCTTAAAAAGTTACTTCAAAGTCTTAAGAAAGTCTTACAAAGTCGTATTACGAAAGAGCTTATTCAAACCGCTTTAAGAAAAATGACTACTTCTTCGTCTGCTTCGTCGTCTTCATTCTCCCTTATTTTCAAGGAACGTATTCAGGATATGTCTGATACTCTTGATGATAAGGAAATTATGGCATATGCTAAGAATATTATCAAAGAGATCAAAGAAGAAAATAAGAAGGCAAAGAAGGAAG